CTACGCAAATGAATATTCTTTGAATAGTTCTTTTGACTTTTGATTATAGACCAGTTCTGCCTCTTCTATTGTTTTGTAAGTTCCAAGTCTAATCTGCTTCCCTTCTTGCATAATTCTTGCAATATATCCTGTCCCATTACTGCTAACACCTTTTGGAAGTTGCTTATTTAACCAACCATTATTGTTAGCAGAATTTTGCGAAACTGTGCATTCCCTTAAATTATCTATTCTATTGTCTGTCTTGATTCTATTTATATGGTCTATGTACTTTGGTAAGTATTTATGATTAAGTAGAAATATAATCCGATGGCAGTAATATTGTTTGCCTTGATATTTTACTTGTTTGTATATTCCTAATTCATGCTTATACCCTGCAATTTTACCTTTCTTTTGAGGACCATTAGAAACACTCCAATAAAGTTCCCCGTCTGCATAATACCATAACTTAGATGCAATTTCGTATGTCATATTACTATTTCCTATAAATAGCAATGTTATGCAAATATGCACCAGTTAACAAAATGAATATCTCCCACTCCCTACATTCTTTTGCAGATGTTGCCAAGCAAGGGACAGAGATACCACGCAATCGTCATGGAATCCCTGAGGTGCGGAGTACTTTACCCCAAAGGAGGTGTATTGGTATTCAAAGATTTCAAGTTCATCCACGATAGGACCTGGTGGGAATGTTATCTTTCTTTGGTGAATGGCAGAAGCAAGACCCTCCATGAGCATCTGCTTTGAGGTAGAACTAAACTTATACCCTTGCACATCTAATCCCTCCCGTTGCATATCCTCAAATATGGGGTCGCCTACTCCCGTAGAATCCATCAGGATTGGTGCTTTAGGTAGATTGATGATATACTCCTTTGTCTGCCTCCAATCCCTTTGGAACCTTTCATAATGGCACACAGACCCATTTTTATCTAAACCTATTACCACGGTCCAGTCAACCGCTTTGGCAAGGTCAATGCCATAACAAGCAACAGGACCATTAGACATCGGGAAGATGCACTGGCGAATGTAAGCAGACCCAAAAGGATTAGCAGCATTCTCAGCAGGGTTTGCCATGTACTCCTGCTCAAAGACTACTTCGGGTAATTGCATCCTTGCACTATCAACCTCTGACTTATCTATGTAGGGATTGTCATAGGTACTAAACTTGAACGATTGCCAATCTTCCTCACCTCCGTTCCCTTTCATAAACAAAGAGTAAAAGTAGTTCTTACCCTTTGGAGTAGATAGGAACAATGCCTTGCCCTTGTAATCCGTTAGGGTAGGTCTGATTGAGTTTAACCAACCGCCCTCAAGGTCGGGGATGAAAGATGCCTCATCAATTATGCAAAGGTGAAACTTCAGACCCCTAAGGTTATCCAACCTTTCACCCGTGAAGAATCGGATTGTTCCACCAGTGATAAAGGTAATCACAAGGTCTGCCTCATTCTTTTTGTAAATCTCAAGTGGTAACATCTCAATCAACTCCTGAAAGAATATTTTACCGAGTTGATATGTTGGTGTGATGTATGCTACCCTCTTGCCCTCTATACCGCTTTCTAAGGCAATTGTCTGACTGATTAAGGACTTGCCAAACCTTCGCCCTGCCATCATCACGATAAACCTTTTATCGCAATCTATGACCTTCTTTTGAGCATCGTGTGGATTATATAGTTTTACATTAGCGGTCACGAGTAATCTTTATCTCACTTACCTCATGTTTGTTCTCAGTCTTCTCAACGAGGTTGTTCAATCTTTGAGTTATGGATGGATTAAATATCCCTGCCATGCCTCCCTTAATTTGGTCATCCCTGATTTCCTTCCTTATGCGTGTACAGATACCGACAAAATCCTCGTACCTTCCTTCCCTATTGCTAAAATAGTGGTCCATTTGTGACATTATGCCTTGTCTAAAGCAGTAAATATCAAACCCCTCCATAGTCAAAGGGACTTCTTTTTCCCTTACCACAGGCTTTGCCATACCTCCGACCCAATCCTTAACCTTGATGGGATTTGCTTTGGTATGTTCGCAATACTCTTGGAAGAGTTGATACATCACTTCGGGTGATTCTATTGCTTTAGGTCTTCCTTTACCTTTCTTCTTTTCCATTAATTCAATTTTGTAAGTACCCTATTGTGTACTAAGTTAAGTTCATGCTTCCATTGTTCGTTTTGTCCTTCTCTTGGGAGGAACTGGTCCACTGCGTTTGATACCGATTGAATCCCTGCGAAGTAACCCCAAGGCATTGGAATTGCATTGTTGCAGTCATCAATCACAAGTGTTCCCCCTACCTTTAGGATTGGCAAGTAGTTCTTGAGGTCAGACATTACCACCTCATAAGTATGTCCTCCGTCTATGTATAGGACATCAGGAGGATTCTGAGAGGCAAGGATTACCGCAACGGGATTGGTTGAATCAAGCGTGATTAGTTCATAGTCATCTGCAATCTTAAAGGTATCATGCAGTTTCTTAATGTCTGCTTCGTAATCCGATTCCCAATGTCCATCGGATGTGTCAAGCGGTGTGATTCCGATTCGCCTAACCTTTTTGCCGTGTCTATCCGCTAATATCCGTATAAGTCCGAGAATCTGACCTCTAAAGACCCCTATCTCCATAAAGGTGAACTCTTGAGGCATCCTTGCTACAATATCGTTCCACATCCAAAGGAAACACCTTTCACCGAATCCGAAAGCGTTCTGTTCTATCCAGTCCCGATACTCTTTAAGTTCTTGGTCAGCGTTTACCTTGTCGGTATATTCCTTAACTATCCATTCCATCATAATAAATAAAATTTACTCATGTCAGTCTTGCCATTCCCGTGAATGAACATTGGGAAGGTATGTGTCTTATTGTTATATAACCTATTGTAAGTTAGTGTAAAGTCACCATCAACCTCAAATGCAACGGATTGGAAAATGTTGCAATAATCAAGTCCTATCTTGTCAGGCATAGCAAGGAATCGTTCAGTGTACCATCTTTGGTCATCATCCTCAAACCTCGGAGGATTACTATTGTAAACATTAATGAAGTGTTCCTTGTTTCCGTAAATCTGTCCACTGTTTAGAAACTTCCACTCATGGTTCACTACTGGAAACATACCCATTTTATGCGTGTCGGGATAACATCCTTTCTCTGAACTTATAATAAGACCGCTTTGTCCTCTATGCTTATAGTTAAACTCATCGGGATTAGATATGCAGTAATTATCATAGGCATCAAGGTAAATGAAGTCATCTATATCGGTTGAGCATAGATACTCATAAAGTCCTATAATCTTAGTGCCGAACCCTTTCCACTCTCTGACTATTGGATGGTATGCCCACCCGTGTTGCTTGAGGGATTCTTCCAACTTCAACCAACCTGCATGATTTGGGTTATCTAAGGAAACAATTACTTTCATTGAAAAGGATTATAATATATTGGTCTTGTGCCGTGATAGTATTCATGGGTCATCTTGATTACCTGTTGGGTAACCTCTGCACTATGCTTCTGCTTCCATGTTTGGTATTCGGTTTCCCCTTTGTCTATGTGCTCAATCTCAATGTGAGGAAGAAAGACATTCCACATCCCTGCAACTGTTGACCTATGAGATGCAAGGACATCGTCATACCCATAGAGGTTAGGTTGGCAAAGATACCCTATTTTGTCAAGCAAAGCGGAGGAATACATTTGGCAAGTACCTATGATGTGATGGCACTTTTCAACTATTATCCAACGCTGACCTGCGAAGTGTGGTAGCATAATCAACTCACTCCTCCAATCAGGTAGTGCGTGATTCGGTTCTTCCCAACAATCTTTTCTCTTCAGTCCAACAATGCCAATCTTAGGTTCTCTCTCTATTGCCTCCACCATTTCCTTCACCCAATCATAATTGTCTATGATTACATCATTGTCCATCTTTATGCAGTGCTGACCTGGTTTGCGATTCTTCCAAGCAAGATTGACCGCTTCAGCAGTTCCAATGTTCTGCTCATTGGTTATGACATTGATGAAACCATCTGCTTCATATTCTTTTATGATTTCCTTTGTTTCTTCGCAAGAGTTATTATCTATTACCCAAAACTCATGGCAATTGTATACATCACTAAGAAATAATTGATAAAGTACCTCTTCAGTAAGTTCTGATCTTTTATTCTCTTCGGTATCGTGTACCGCCATTGCGATAAGTACCTTATCCATTGCGTTTAGTTTTTGTGTTCTTTTCTTTTGGTTTCTTGTCTTCATACTTACCCCCTGCAAGGATTGCGGTCCATACCTCAGTTGCCTTCTCTTTTGTGTCATAGATGCACTGACCGCTTCCTATTCTCCATTTCCCGTTAGATTCACATTTAATTACTGGCATACTTAGTAAATTAGTTTATCAATGTCTATGTTCGCTTCATCTAATATCTCCCAAAATTGTTTGTAAACCAAACTGATTGAATCTTCTATATCAAGATTTTGATTCATTGCATTTTGTGTCAACTTCTCTTTTGAATTGTTCATAAATTCCCAAACTGCACTACATAAATCTCCTGCCTGAACACATCTTAAATGCTCAATCTTGTCATCATAATCATCAAGGTCAAAGGTCAATTGTGCTTTCATTTGAATTATATTTTATTTAAGTGATTCAAAAACCTGCTTTCTTAACTTATTTACCTTAACTAAATCAAAATTCTCTCTGCACCATTGACCATTGGCAATCCCCATCTCTTGCCTATATATAGCATCTTTGACAACTTTTTTAATATTTGTGAACCAATCTGATTGATTATTTACGGGTATGATATATTTACATTGGGAATAAGGTTTCACATTAGAACAGATTACGGGTGCATTCTTAGTCGCTGCCTCAAGGACTTTGAGGTTAGATTTCATTGAGTTAAACTTGGAATCTACCAAAGGAACAAGACATGCATCTGCTTCATTGTAAAAGTTCATGTATTGGTCCACTGGTAACGCACTGCGTATGTAACCATCAACCTTGAACCCGCACATATAGTCATTAATCATCCTTCCCCAAGGTTCTGATACTTGCTTGTCTTCTGAGTAACCGCAAAGGATAAAGGTTGAGTTATTCTTTACCATTGAATCCCCTGCCACCCTTTTCATTGGATTCTTCAGGATAGCGATGTCCTTTTCGTGTGTGATTGAACCTGCATAAACAAACCTTATCCTATCGGATTCAGTCTTTACATCCGTGAACTGGTCCTCCCCATAAGGTAAGGCATTAGGTATTACTATCCAATTCGGATTAAGTTCATCCACATAAACTGCCAAATCATTGTTAGAGCAAGTTACTATATCTGCTACCTTGATATGGTCAATGACTTTTTGCGTAGGATATTTGCCGTAAAGGATATGCCACGGGTCAAGATGCCAAAAGTCATCTATATCAACTACTAACTTAAATCCGTACTTCTCCCTTAACCTTACAACCTCATCAACCTCCATCCCTGCTATGTAACGATTGATAAAAAGTATGTCATATCCTTTCTCAAGTTCTTCCTCGGTAAGTACATCTGTCATCATTGCATATTCTTTGGGCAAGTAGATTAAAGGATTGAACAAGCGATGGAATGAAACCCCCGAGTTACGCTGACCGACTGTGATGATTCTCATTGCTTATTTTTAAATGGTCTACCTTTCTTCTTTGGTGTTTGTTCTTGTACAGATTCTTGTACCAATTCTGCATCAAGGACCTTCTTCGCTTGGTATTCATCCCAATACCTAACAAGTCTTTTCATCATGTCTGCCACGCAGTTAGAACACCAACTTGTGAGAATGAAACCAGGGTCAAGATATCTTCTGTAAATCTGCTCATATCCCACCAAGATGTGCAAAGGTAAGTTCTTCATAAACCCAATCTTGACACATTCAAAGTTGTAAATATTGTCTTGAATAAATTGCTCGTCTTCGTGTGTCATTTGTTATAGGTTTCGTTGTAGTATTGATAATAGTCAATTATATCAAAGGGATAATGAGAAAATTGTTCACAGGCATTTAATATCTGTTCTTTCTCTATTTCTTTATGTGGATATAAAATATTGTGGTGCATAGTTATCAAATCCCTTTTAGTTATTTTATTATCTAAATACTGTGTGATTAATTCATTACTTTTTTCATGTAGTAATTCAACTGCCGTTTGTTGTGCCATAGTTTATTTTTTGAAAAAGATATTATTCATTAGGTTTCTAAATAGCGGAGCAGATACCCCTGCAACAAATGCCACAAGAACGCAATTAAGGACCATTACTGGCAGAAAGTACAAAGCAATGGCAACATATACACTAAGGCACATATTACAGTTAAATGGTTTAAAATTGATTTTCCACTTCTCAGGCAGTCTTGCCATATCTATAAAGTAAAAAACAAAGAAAAGTGATGCGATAACAACCTTAATCAATAACATAATTTTTAATTTTATATTTAAGTAAAGTGCGACTTTTTTTAATTGTCTTCATAAGGGAACGATATGGAATGCCAGTGTCCCGTGAAAGGGACATTATGTTCTGCCCATTCTCGGAGTATAGTCTAAGGATTTCAAGTTCGTACCAATGTAGAATCTTTAAAGAGTTGTTAAGTTTAACAGTTATCTCATCGGTTTGGATGGTATCACTTACATCAGGTGCATCATGTTTCTCGGTCCATTCGGTAAATACTCTCCTAAACTTATTAAAGAAGGTTGACCTATCTGACTTTATCATTGTCAGCATTGTTCGGACCAAATAGAACTTCAAGAACCCACCCTTATGGTATGACATAAACTTCTCTTCATCCATCTCACACAATACCATAAACATCTCCTGCCTCAAGTCATCTTGCAACTCAAATGGTTGCATCTTCTTGATGGCATTGTCTATATCCTTGTCAGTGTATAGACCTGCGATAATATCGTTCTTTGTCAGACCCATTCGTTAAGTTCAGGGATGCCTTTGTTATCTGTTGCAAGGTAACACAAACAACCTGCATTTTTTGCTCTATTGAGAAAAACTATCTGATAATCGCTAAGTTTATCCTTAATTGTCTTTACCTCACAATAGACTGCCTTGCCTGTTGACTTGCAGAATCCCGTGATATCTGCCACACCTCTTTCACCAATGAACTTCCTGCCAGGCACAGACAAGTTGTTATTACGCCAAACATAGTAACCTTTGGATTCCAACTTGATAAGTGCAAACTTGGTCAACATTCCTGCGGTTAAATCCATTGGTTTAGGTTTTCGTATTGTTCAATAGTTTTAAATATCTGATAAACTACCTGTGGGCAAACTGCATTTCCATATGCCATTAAACTTTCGTTTTTCCATTTTGAAATGCTGATAGAGTCCAATTCTTTGGGAATCCCATCATTTTCTCCACAAATAGCGGATTCAGTTGTGAACGTGTCCCATTCATTGTATTTATTACACTTGGCAAATCTGAATTGCCCTCCCAATTTTCTGTCTTCCATCTTACATGATAGTCTGATTTTGTTGGAGTAGGCAACAAACCATATTCTATCTCTTCTGTGTGGTGCGTTGACACTTGCAGCAGGCAATAAATACGGGAATACTTCGTACCCTTCAGCCTCCAAGTCAGCCTGCACTTCGTGGAAAACCAACCCGTCTGACCAATTAACAAGTCCGTAAACGTTTTCGCCCACAATCCAACGTGGTTGAATTTCCTTAATCGCTCTGAGCATCTGCGGCCAGAGGTGTCTGTCATCTTCCTTTCCAAGTCTTTTACCTGATGCTGAGTATGGTTGACAAGGGAATCCTCCTGTGAGAATATCAATTTTGTTTGCATATTTAGTAAAGTCTGATTTAGTTATGTCTGTGAATTGTTCTGCGTTGGGGAAGTAGTGATGGAGTACTTTTTGACCAAATGGATTCCACTCACAATGAAACTTGTTTTCCCATCCCATCCATTCAGCAGCAAGGTCAAACCCACCTATACCTGAAAAAAGGCTTCCGTGTGTCATTGTCCTTGTTTTATAAGTTTATCAAAGTATTGAGATACCGCCATGCGATAACACTGATGCTCAAGGTACTCTTCATCTTTTAACTTGTTCTTGATGTCTATCTTGTCCTGCCTTGAACCTTTAAACATCCTGTCATTCATTGCAGATATTACCTTGTCATAGGTATCTTCAACCTCTACAATGATTTTACCACGTTTGTGCAGGATATGGAAGACATCTATCCCGAACACAATGTTATCCCATTGCTTAAACTTTGAGTAACAATCAAAAGCAGTTTCTATCTTTTCATCATCAGTTATGAATCTTGGTTGCCATTTAGACTCCTGCTCCACTGGTTTAATCTCGTTAAGTTTCTGCATCCCATACCTTGCGAATGCCCTAAGCAACCTGTGCAGGTACAAGACTGAAAAGTTCTGATAGGTTTCTGCTTCCATATCAAGTTTACCTTTACTTGCTAAATCAAAAGCAAGAGATAACTCACCGAACTTGATATTAGGGTATTCCTCAACGATTGACTTATACATGACAGATAGTTCCTCTTTGTTGGGTATCTTATCTCCTTTGATGCCAAGTTTATGCATACCCCTGATAAGTTCATCAACTACAAGAGCAATACTTACAGTGTTTAACTTTTCAGAGGACCTTGCAAGTTTAAAGCGTTCCAAGTCCAGTTGCTCTGAGTCTGTCAATCTCGGAGAAGTAGTCATGGATTTCGTTTCGTTTCTCATTATAGATGTCAAAGTTTGACTTAGTGCTTGTTCCATTTTTAGTATAATTTTTAGAGTTTTTAATCCAATTCCTTGATGCTGCTTTCCAATCTTTCATAGGGTTCTTTCCTACCTTCCAACCATTGCTCTCATAGTAGTTAAAGAATCCCTCTGCTTCATTTAGGTTTCCAAGTTCTTCAAAATAGTTCTGTACTTCAAATAACTCAGGACGTACAAAACCTACTTTACTTTCCTTTACTTTAATTTCCTTTACTTTACTTTCCTTTATTTGCATTGCATCGGCATTGCATTTGCTATGCATTTGCATTGCATTTGCATCTGTTTCTACCTTATCCCATCTTTTTTGTGCTGCAACTCTTGCTCTTTGGGTCTTTTCTATGTAAGGTTGTAGGTAGTAAATCTGCTTAATACTAAAAAAGTTCTCATTTGAATCAACTTCAAATAAACCATAATTGCATACCACTACTCTTACTTTTTGCTCACTAATGCCGAATTCATGTGCAAGAATGTAAATATCATCTAATGGATATTTGAAGTCATTTTGCTCTCTAAGCACTTCCAGTAACATAAAATAGATTGCATAACCTTCAAGACCTAACTCAATGCGAACACGCATAATCTTTCTATCGTGCCTTGAGTTTGCGAAATGCGGAAAATAAAACGCATCTTTCTTCATAAAATAAAAAAAGGGGATTCAGGTGTAGTGTGTTTACCCGATTCCCCATTTATGTCTGTACTTACAAACAAGCATCTGCACACTACCTCAAATGCTTGTCTACTTTGCAAAGATACAAAACTATTCATTTGTAACCTCTTTTTTCTTAACTCGGACCGCATAGGTTTTGCCATCAAGTCTGCTGATAACCTTGCGACCAACCTGCCTCAAGTCGCTAATCTTATTGGGAGGATATCCCATAAAGTTACAAACGCACTTCCCTGACCGATAGGTGACCGCCTTTGCCCTGCGTTCTTCTATGTCCTCAATGCTAAGGTCATAGACAAGATACTCAACTGCATTCTCTAAATGATAGGTTATATCCCTCAAAACTTTGGTTTTATAAATGAAATAATGGTTGCACCCATATAAAATATGACCGCTAATGGAACTGAAACGACAAAAAAATAAATCATGTAGAATATTTTAATTAATTTCATCATAACTCCATTTTTAATCTGTCCTGCTCAATCCCGTATGTTTCTCCGTGTCCGAGGTTTACAAGGTTTTCAGGTTTAAATACTTCTTCACCTGGAAAGAATCCCTTAAACTCATAGTTCGGAAATTCCCCTACCATAAGAGCATAATAGTCGGGTATTGACCTTGATTTCCAAACTCCAACTAAAAGCATTCCGTTTGTCTTCTTAGTTGTTTTGACATCAATATACCCGTGTCCGTTAATATAGCAGTCAAAAGGTATAGGGTGGTCTATGGTCATATCAGGATAGATATTTTTCAGTTTGCAAAATGCAAACTCACCGCCAGTACCTTCAATGTTAATGAGAAGGTCATCACCTCCTCCCATTTTGTAGGACCTGCTTCCTCTATCAATGTTGTTTTTTTGTCTATCCATTGCTATTTCTGTAACAATCTTTCTTTCGTAACTGTCTAATGTGATTTGCATTTGATTTGGTTTTAGTATGGGTGAGGTCATTACAACCCCACCCGTGTGATTAATTCAGAATGGAAGGTCTTGAGGTTCTTCTTGCTTTGAGGGTCCACCTGCTGCCATAAACTTAGCATTCCCGATGATTGTACCTTTCTTGCCTTGCTCCCTTTCTTCTTTGGTAATGGATTCCACTACAAAACCATTGTTTCCGTATTGGTCCACCTCTTCCTTGAGGAACAAAGTTGCGGACAAATATTGTCCTTTTTTACCCTTGTAGAGTCTTTTAGCGTCAATTTTACTTACGTCAATGTTTAAACTAATTAACTTTTGCATATTTGTTTTTATTTACTGAGTTGAATTTTGAAGGTTGAAGTTACTGACTTAATAGGTAGGTCGCCTTTATGGTAGGTCTTTTCTTTGTCCTCTATTTCCTTTTGCTTTTCCTTTAACATGGTAATCTGCTCTTCAAGTTCTGACCAACCTGCAAGGTCTGAAAAGTCATACTTGATACTTTCCATATTGGAAACAACTGCCCCAAGTACCTCTGCCTTGCCTTTTGGATGCTTCATAAGTTCTGTAAGAACATTCTCAGTTATTCGGGATTTCACCGACTTTACCAGTTGTTCTAAACTATTAAACTTTATTGCCACCTCCAAAGGGTCAAGCAGTCCATCATTGACCTGCTCTTGGATAGCATCTGCCATTAACTCAATCCCAAATTTGGTGGGAGCAATATCCCCCATCTTTATTTCATTAACCTTTAAGGAGTTCATTTTTTCTTGCTTTTAGTTGGTCCTTGATAAATGTGTTAGTCTCAATCTTATGCTTGTTCGCATCGTAGACCGCCTTGAGTTCCACAATGTTACTCGCCTTCTTGATTGCTATGGCAAGTCTACCAATGCTCAATTCAGGGTCTTCCTCAATAACCTCAACAGATTCTACTTCCATCTGAGGCAATGCTTCTACCATTGTTTGCAGTGCTACTGTGGATGCATTAGGGATTGATTCTGCCTCTGATTCATCCAATACACCCAATCCTAAGAGGTCAAGCGTTGCCCTCCGTTTTGCCTTGGTTTCTGCCTTCATAATGGCATTAGCATACATCTCACCTTTAAGTCCTGCAATGTTTACCGCACCAATTGATTCAGTACACCTACCATCAGGAAGGGATGCTTTAGAAGTTACGATATAAACCCCTGCCTCTGCATTTGTGTCCCTTGAGGTAATAAGGTGAGATACCTTGTGCAGTTTGTTCAATTGCTGAGTTCCTGAACGTGTGCAGTAGAGAACTTCCTTGCCGTTAAGTCTGAGGATGTCAAATGGTTTTGTAAATGGGTCAAGTCCCATCCTTTCACAATACCCGTTGTAATACCTAACCTTGTCGTTTGCCGACAGTTTGGACAAATCCCCCTGAAGTATCAACTGGTTCGCAATAGAGGTTTGCTGGTTTTGATTCTGATTCTGTTGTGTCATTTTGTTGTGATTTAATGTAATAAGGAAAAGGTCTTTCTATTTTAAATGGTGTGTTTTCTTTCATTGGAGAGATATGAGATATGTAAATTTCCCACTCTTTAATGCTCTTCAGTCCATAAAAGTAGTACCATTGCTTACGTTGATTCTCTATACCTTCGTAGGTCCTTTGTGGGAATGCAGTTGCTCGGACTTCACCTTTGACCTCAAGGGTCATCTCAATTCTTTCAGAAGGCATAATCTGCGTAGTATTCGTGGTCATACTCTGAATCCATCTTAAACGTGTAAGCATCCATACACTTCTGCTCTACCAATTCGTAAAAGGCAGAATGGAACTGAGGCATTATGTTAAGGCAGTGATACCCTGGCATAAGAATCTCCCTAACATTGACATCAATGTAATCCCCTGCATCATTTATAGTTGCAGTGACCATAATCATAATGTCATTGATGCTGATGGTTAACCATTCCGCAGGTATGCGGACATTTGTTGTGACTTGTTTTTTCATTGCGTTTGTGATTTATTTAATGTTAAAGTTAAGGCATTTCTTCTAAAACTTGAAATAATTTTTGCATTGTACTCAGTCTAACCTTACCAGTCTTTTCTGCTCTGTTAACTGTTGCAAGTGATATTCCGCTAATCTCTGCTAACTTTTCTTGTGTTACTTCCTTGCTTCTTCGCAATCTTCTGAGGTCTTTACTTGTCATTGTCTTGGTTTTGATTATTAAAAAATCTTGTATAAATCTGAATAGATATCTTTTTTGTTATCCTTGATTGCCTTCTCACACGCTTTGCATCTGTGTGCGTGTTTGTCCTTTGTTCCAGCATTCTTGTTGAATTGCTCTATTGGTTTCTCTTTCTTACAATATGTGCAAATTTTCATTGTTCTTCGTTTTGAGGTAAAATAATTGATTTAACGTATCCCATCAATCTGAACTGCTCAACAGTTACCTTGAGGTGTTGTACTGCTTCTCCGCTATAAATCATAGCATCAATTAACTCACCAAGTAACTTATGGCGTTCAAAGGTGTTTAGGTCGCCCCATTTAGGCAGTGACATTTCGGACATTTTGATTGTGTTTTAATTGTGATTGTATAAAGTGATTTGCATAATCTGCATTTTACCCATATAGGGTCAAGTATTTTCTTGACATTCATTACCTGCAGAATTGGTCTTGAAGTTGACCTACTACCCAAAGCATTGCGATAATTGTTGCCCAAGTAATGACTGTTTTTGCTTTCATTGTTTTTAATTTTATTGTGATTGTTTAGCAAATATAAAACCTTATTTCATATAAACAATACTTTTTTAATCTTTTTTAAAATATTTATTTGCGATTACCCATAAAAAGAACCCCCGATATAGAAATATCAGGGGCAAATCACATTAATAAACACAATTAAAAACAGTCAGATGTCATTAGTAAATAGCATTCCGTGCATGGATTTTACAGAATATTCAAGCATTTCTAAACAAAGTTTCTTGAGTTCTTGCATCTTTTCTACCTCTTCACGGGTCATTGGATTAGCGGTTTCAAGCATTGTCAGGACCTCAACCGAGCAAGAAATGTACTCTGGAAAGGAATGTCCTATCTCTTCCTCAACATATTCAACCTCTTCGCCTTCGCCTAAAATGAGGTCCTCTTCCATAGTTATAGGACTTTGCCGTTATGAATACGTTTGTTCCTTACCTCAAAGTTTTGACCATCAATATCAATTAATGCCATACCCCAATTCCATTTGTTTATAGGAAGGTAAGCAGGATGCAACTCACAAAGGCAACCAAGTGACCAGGTTGTAGTGATTTCTCCGTTCATGTTACTTTCAGTATGCTCACTGGTCTGATGGTTGTGTCCTTGCATAGCAGATACCTTACCCTTCAAAAATAGACCTCTTGCAATGTTCACGGGACTAAACACAGAACCTCCAAACTCGTGACCATGTATAATGTTTAAGTCACCTGCTTTCATTATCCTCTTGTCCTTGATTATCTCTATTCCTTCTGCCCTTGACTTAATAATGTTCTCAAGTTCAAACTCCTCAACCCCGACAATCTCATGTGCTTTCATCCAAAGGAAATGGAAGTACCTTTCCTCATGGTTGCCAATTTTAAAATATATCTTGGCATCAAATGTCTTTTTAAGGATGTCAATAAATTCCTTAAATGTTTTAAGTTCATGTGCAAATGACCTCGCCTTTGGGTCTTTGGCAAACCTTGACAATCCAAAAAAGTCTAAGGTGTCACCATTCAAAAGGATTGCATCGGGTTTCTCATGCTTTGCATAATCAAATGCACAGGTTAACGCATCAATACTATGGTAAGGAATATGGATGTCAGAAAGAACCAGCAAACGCTTCGCTTTTAGTTGATAAGGTTCATAAATTGCCTCATCAGATTGTGGCAAGTTATAAGGATTCTTAGGTCTTCCATCAACCTCTTTTCTGATTGCTACTCTCTGACCTGCTTTACCTTCAATGCTTCTTAATGCCGTTCTTGCCGTTTCAATTGAATTAAAAAGCAAAGGATTATCTTGATAGACAATCCTTGCAAGTTTTAAGGTCGGCATATCCCATCCGAACCTTTCACGATAATCTGCACAAATGTTAACCTTTGTCATTTGAAATATAGATTAGATTCTGCTTCTCTTCTTCTTGTAAGACCTGCAAGAACCTTGCCACCTGCTTTGTTCCACTTTAAGAACTCTGCCTTTATGCTTGGGTCATTGTGATTAGCAATAACCTTTTTCAACAATGTTGACTTCTGAAGATTAGCAATGCCACAATTATATGCAAAAGAAACTAATGCACCGAATTGGTTAGGGGTTATATGCGATGGCACTAATTTTACAACCTTAGCAGAGAAATCATTTGAAATGAGTTCAAAAAGTTGTTCTGCTTTCTCTTGAGATATTGCATTTCCTGCAACAACTGGTGTGCCATCTTCAAAGAAAGTATTGCCGTACCCAATAGTCCACTTCATTGCAGAGCATTGATATGCTTTAAGTTTACATCCTTCAAATGATTTAATTAAGTCTGCACCCTCTTTGTTCAGTTTCATATTTTAGATTTAATGTATAATGCACCGAATATCATTGCAATGATTGCAAACAACCAAATTTGCCTTCTTTTTGCTTTTCCTTTCCATTCTATTACCTCTCCACCTAAACGTGCTGAATCTGCCTGTAATAACCTCACACGAGCATTGTCTACAATGAAGGACTTAACTGTGTCATGGATGGTTACAGACTTGATTATATCCCTTGTTTTCCAATTGGTGATATAAACAAATTCGTTTACTTTTTGTGTATCAACTTGAATGTCTATGTTCACTAAAGTGTCAAACTCAACCAAGGTATCAGATTTGACAATAAAGGTAGTGTCATTTGCACACCATCCACCTTTAACCACAACCTTTGCGACTTTTTCAAGTTTATCTTGGTCACGCAAAACCTGCTTAACTGGGTTGCATCCAACAAGTAAAAGCAATAAAATACTAATCTTTGTTCTCATCCTTCTTGAATATTTTCTCAGCACTTGTCAAACCAAGGCAACCAAACGCAAGAGCAGACACAGAGTAAACAAGTGCTTCTGATGGTTCAGTTTCGTAGAATGAATTGTGATACATTGTTACGCAAATAATCATTACGCAGATAAATCCACATAAACGCTTCATTGATAGTCTGCCGTTTTCTTCACAAAAGAATTGTTTCATTGTTGTTCAGTTGAGTCAATTGATGAAATGGAATCGGTAGAGGTTTTCTTTCTACCCCAAAAATTAGTCTTTTCCTTAATGATAATAGTATCTCTAATGGTAATAGTCTTGACTATTTTTGCATCCTCTTTGAGTTTAGCATTTTGCAATTTGATGCTTAATACGTTTAGCAATACTTGCTTCTCTGCTTTCTCAATATGCTTGTCAACTTTTGGGAGGAACTTTACAATAGTGTCAATGTGTTCCCTTGATTGCATAAGGATAGTGTCAACCCCATCAAAAAGGATTTTCTCCTCTTTGACAGGGTTGGCACATGATGAGATAAATAGTAATACAATTAATCGTTTCATTTTATTTTCCCAAGTTCTTGAAGGACTAAGATTTTAGATGTTGTAGCAGAGAGCAATGAATCAGACCTCTTGAGTTGAATCCCAAGAGCATCAATCTTTGCTTCTAACTTTTCTATCTTGCTTCCTTGCCGTTCAATCTGCTCGGTGTATTGCATTTTTTGGTCAACATATAAGTAACCAATTGCAATTAATGTTATGAACAGAAAACCTTTAACAGGGTCTTTGCTGAACTGCTCAAATGAAATCGGTAATGCACTAATTTTTTTATCCATTTTCGTTTTTCTCTTTTTGGAGTTCTTCTGCAATCTTTTGGTTAACCTCTTGGAGTTGCTTCTGAATATACTCTAAGTTAGCGAGCAGGTCATAGGCAGCAGCTTTCATTTCTGTAAGTGTCATAGTTTAAAATTTAGATTCAAATTTACTAAATAATTGTGAGATTAAGTTTCTCCGCACTCCAATTGTAAATCCAAGCGTTGATTGCCATTGCAGGTTGGTCACCCCACAAAACGTAGTCCTCGCCCTGAATCGTGAGATTGCCTTGAGCAACTTGCTCACCTTGAGATTCAACGCCTTCAGCATCTACAACTTTGGTGAACAATGCCCAATAGTTGGTAGCACTTGATTCGTAGTTGTCATTGATGCCTGTTACTTGCAGATACTCTGCTGATTTGCTTTCGCCATTTACCCATACATTGACAGGTGAGATTTGTTTTGCCATTTTTATTTTATTTTAAAAGTTTACCCATGTTGTGCCATTGTAATATGACATTTGATTTAATGTGCTATCGTACACTTGCAATCCTGCCGCAGGACTACTGATTGCGTTCTTTTGTGTTGTTGTCATCCGAGGTGGAAGGAAACCTTTGGTGGTGCTTACTGCCTCAAGTATTGCTGATGCGGAAATAGTTGTTGCACCATTTGCATCAGTCAATATAGTACTTGTTGCTTTTAAGTTGCCACCACAACTAACATAAAATTTTATATTACCTGAAAGTAAAGTATAAAAAGCATCAAAACCGGAATTTGTACTTGTAAATATAATTCCACCAGCGGATGACCTTATAGAACCAAGCACATCAAGTTTATATCCTGCGTCAATAGAATTTCCTACTGACCAATTTCCAGAATTATGAATTCTCCCTCTTTCACTACTATTAGTAAAAAATGAAACATAATTAGTTGTAGTTCCACAAAGAACTGCATTAACAAGTCCATCTGTACCCGTACCCATCCAAGCAGCAGTGTTATCCCCACCTAAATACCCGACTGCAGTATATTGACTTTTAAATGATGCAGCAACAAAGCCTGTTGTTGCTCTTACATCAAGTGTGTATGATGGCGATGTAGTTCCAATTCCTAATCTTCCCCCCAAATAATTATTCGCAGTCCCTGCCCCGTACAATCCCCAACCGCTATTATTTGACCATTCGATTGACCGCCAATCAGCAGCAGCGGTTAAGGTAGGGTTGACATATAGACCACGAGTGATGCCGTTTGCACCGCCCGTTTGGTTGATGGTAGGAGAAACCAATAATTGTGTAATTGTATCAGTACCGCTTGTTGGATTAAATGTTTGGTTAATTGTAACAACATTTGATGAAACAATATTAGCGGCTGCAATAAAATTAAAAGTAACACCACCACCTGTGCCTAATCCATTTTGGAATCTAAAACCAGTTAAATTTGAAGCATTGTAAAAACCTAAAAAATCGGCAGCTTGGTTAGCATCATCAGTATTACCATATCTTAATAATCTTATATAAGCATTTTGATTAGTTGCAGTTACCCTTTGTGCTATAATAAATACTGGTAATGATTGACCAGCGACTACACTTAGTAACTGTGTGCCATCATTTCTAAAATTAAAAATATTTGCAGAAGCACTATTTTGTATTAATAGTCCATTTGTCGCACTCGTTGCTCCGCTACCTCTTAGTAATGTGTCACCAATCACCTGCAAACGCTGACCGCCATCGGAAAATGTGCTTCCTAAAATAAAATTTCCATTTGTTTGTAATCTTGCATATTCATTAGCATTTGCTGAAAATGAAAGGTATCTGCTTGTATGTGCATATATCCTAAATTGACTTGCAGTCACTTCAAGAAATGCGTTACTTCCAGAACCCGTAATTGGACCTAAACTTAAAGACCCCGTTAACGCTACATTTCCATCAACACCTAACTTCCAAACAGAATTAACTGCATTACTCCCAATACCTAAATTTGCATTAGCATTATTCCAAAATAGATTATTACTCCCCGTCTGCGAACTCGTTCCATTCCAATATGCAACTTGTCCCGATGTACCGCTACCGCCAATCTTACCGCTAAACGTACTCCAATCAGCAGAACTCAATGCACCTCTATTCGTTGCACTTGCAGTTGGGAGGTTGAACGTATGTGTGTCTGTTACTGAACTAATCGCAAAGTCCGTTCCACTTGTACCCGTTGCAAAGTATTGAGTATTTGCAGTCAAACCATTTAAAGCACTTACTCCACCTGCGAAGTTTGTAATTATCTCACATAAATGTGAATTTTCGGTGTGCATTGTAATAGTCCTACCACCCGTACTATTGACAATGTAAACTCTTATTGCAAGTCTATCAGTAGATAATAAGGTAGTCTGAGGAATCGCTAATGATGTCAGATATAAGTCTATTAATGTTCCACTTGTAATTGCTTCAGGAACTGCTGATGATGATGCAATAGATGTAAAAGTTGTACCGTCATATTTTAGTAATTCAACATAAAAGGCAGGTGTACCACCCGAAGATGATGCACTAAAATACATCTCAAAATTCCAAGCACCAGCAGGAATTTCTAATCTATTTGGGTCTGCTACATCTGTTAAGAATTGAGAAATTAAACCATTTCCTGCTTTTGAAAAATCAGTTCCAGTTCCAATAACTGCAGTCTTGCTCATTTGATAATAAGTACCAACACTTGCAGCAACACTACCATTAAGGTAATACGCTACCGAACTTCCTCCACTTGAACCACTTGGTAATGTAGCAAGTTGTCCATCACCTCTGATATATTGTGCCGATGTACCTGCGCCCGTAACCGCTATTGTTCCATTGCTCGTTAGAGGTGAATTACTAACCGCAAATGCTGAAGGCATGGAAAGACCAACAGATGTAAGACCAGGTGTAATATCACTCAACAATGCCAACGTACCACTAAGGTTTGGCAAGGTATATGTCCTAAGAGTATTATCAGTTAAACCACTTGGATTTAAGACAAAGTTTTTAAAATTTGGCGAAGTAGTAGCAGCTGTAAAATAAAATACTCCCGTATTTAAAGTGCTTATTGTAGAATAACCATCCAAGTTCGCAGCAGAACTCGCAAACTGTTTTATTCTTAATGCACCACCTGCTCCAGCAGCACCTTCTACGAATACTGAACCAGCTTCCAAGTCGTTATCACCTA